GTACCAAAGGCTATAATAGTCCTTCTGATTATTTCATGGTAATAATAGGTTCCTAACATATCTTAAACAGGACTTATCCAAACTATTTAGAAATCACCGAATGGGTTCTCTTCGGTAAAGTCTATGATCGAGTCTGCTTCAGACTCTACTGCAATATTTTCGTTATATAAATCATACTCATCTTGATCAGAAACACTCCTAACAACATATTCTGAATCTGATCCTAATAAAGTAGTTCCAATTCCAACAACTGATTCTCCAACAGCAAATCCAACTCCACCAATATTTGTAACTTTGAGTATTCTATCACTTGAATCCCAATCAGCAACAATTGCTGTTGTTCCTGTTGAAACTCCTCTGACAAGTTCTTTAAATTGATAATTACCAGTTGCTAATCCAGCTCTTGTTGGTGAATCTATAGTTACGGTTGGAGTTGCAGTATACCCAATACCTGCAAATGAATATCTGATAGAAGCAAGTTGACCAAGAGTATTGATTATTGCCACTGCCTTTGCAGTTGATCCGATTCCAATATTAGTATCTAATCCAACAGCATTTATAGAAACATTTGGAACAGTAGCATAACTTGCACCTGGATTAGTGATGGTTGGAGTGGATATTGTTCCTTCTGCTATCACTGCGGTTGCTGCAGCACCAGTTCCAAATGCATTTTGACTTCTGATTGTGATTGTTGGAGGTGTTGTATATGCAAAACCAGGATTAGTTATTTCAATACGGTCTATTGACTGTCCCGTTTGTCCACTTCGACTTGTCATGATTGCAACCGCAGTTGCATTAGTTCCTTGACTTGGTGCTGATGATATACCAATTAGAGGTGGGAGTGTATATCCTGTTCCATCATTAATTAAATCAATGAATGCAACACCCTTACCAATGTTAGTATTACCTGTATCTTTAGATAATTGAACTGTTGCTGTTGCTGTTGATGCAGCAATACTGACCATACTTAATCTTGTTGTGAATCCAAATTCAACTGCAGCTCTGTCTACTTCTTCAACACCAGTATCAATATCCTCATCAAGAGCATAATCCATTACCTCACAACTTAAAGTGTAAACATAAAGATTATTTAATTGATAAAATGGTTTCTTACCCTCAACATATTTTATTTCAAACATAGTATTATCAAGAGGAAAATAAATTAAGTCTCCTTCTTCTGGTCTTGTTGCTAATTCTATCTGACTATCTCCAGTCAAAAATGGACTAATAAAATCCTCATATCTTTCTTTTGATATAACGAAAGTGACTGCATCTGTGGTTTGAACTCCAAATTTTTGTAAAATATCTCCATTACCTTCAAATCCTTGGTAATTTAAAAGATATGCTTCCATACGATAAGCATCATCAAATGTAGAGGACACAACCTCTTTCAAAATTGTTTTTTTATTTACAATTTTTCGAGGAAGATAAACTATATCTTGACCATAAATCTTTAATTGTTCATTTATNAGATCCTGAACTAATCTCTGTTCACTTGAAGATCCTTGTAAAAAATACGGAGAAAGTGGCATAATATCATCCTATAAAGTCAAGTGGTGGCAATTCGTACTCCGTCTTGAGTGTATTTTCTAATTCTTCAAGTTCTCTAACTGCATCTTCATATATTTCTCTTCCATTTAACTGAACTCCACCAGGTAACATTACACCTTGGAACTTAATTAAGTTTGTTCCCCACTGTTTTTTAATTAGTGAGGTTGCATATTTCTTCAACCAAAAATCATTGTATATTTTACTTACATCTGCAGGATCTAAAAGACGATAACCATCAATAATTATAAAGGTGTCATCAGACATCTGTTGAAAATCAATATCCAAATATAATCTTCCTTGCTTTTTGTTAAATCTTATCTGAGTATCTGGTGTAATGATACGACTTAAATCTTCCAAATAAGTTTTGGTCATTGTATAGTTCAATAAATCAAGTGCACCATAGTAGTAAAGATCATTCAAGAATATTTGATATTTAATATTAAATAAACCACTTGATATAGTGCTGTTATCTATTTTAAGAACTCTTTCTACACCTAATACATGGTCAGGCAANTGTATAAAATTTTGTGACTCTTCAAANGTAGTTGTGGTTATACCNACTGTGGAACTCGCAGTAGTGGTGGTAATTCCACTTGTTAATGTTTCTTTTTCTTCTTTCGTAACTTTATGCTTTAAGAGCATTCTCTCAACACCATCAAAATGACGTTCTTGAAAATACTGAATCGCATCATCAATTAAGTCATCGATTTGATCATCATCAACATTAATTTCCAGCACAGGATAACCTAATTTTCTTAGGCAGTAATCAATTAATCCTTGTCTACTGGCTGGTTTACTCATTTTTTCTCCTTTTTCTGAACTTCTTCCAATTCAAGCAATTGTTTTTGTAAATCCATGTAATCCTTTGTCATAGACTCAATTTTTGCCTCTAGTAATATATTTTGATTAATTAATGTTGATAATTTCTTATGGTAATGATTAATCAAAATATTCACATCAACTTCACTATTCATAGTATCAGAATTGACCTCCATCAATCGTTGTTGTCCACTTCGGTATGCCACTGGCATCCGTTGTGAGTATAAAGTTTGAGGTGGATATACCAGCAGTAGTGCCAGCCGCACCAACCATTTTACCAGTAGTATCGAAATAGATAATTCCGTTACCAGCTGTTGAATAATCTCCACTTTGGAAATATATTCCTTTTATATCTAGGAAACCTTTTGTACCACTTAAAACGTTACCAGTAATAGTCGCATCAGGAATATATGTGAAAGATCTTTCAGGTGCATTACTAGTTTCACCTGTGCTATCATTATAACCAAAGAATCCAGTTTTGTTATTTGCTACTCCAGTTCCAGTATTATAGTTGAAAGAAATACCACGATCAGTATTGGTATCAAAACCGTGTGTGATTGTTAATTGTGCAGTCGTTGTTATACCGCCAGTTGTTTGTCCATCAATAAAAATAGTTCCAATTCCAGTTCCACCTGGTTGTGTTGTATAAGAATTAATTGTGGTAGTTCCAGCACCTGGTAATGAATTACTACCAGTTATAACGTCACCAGTGTTGATACCAACAACAGAATCTAAAGTGATTGCTGATACACCAGATCCAACTGTAGACATAACAGTTCTTTTACTGGATACATCACCAATATTCATTATTGGATCATTTAAAGTCGCATTAGTAGAGTTAACAGTGGTTGTTGTACCATCAACCTGTAAACTACCCTTGATGATGACCATACCATCACTGTCTAGACCGTCTGGATATGGATCAATGAATAAAGTGTTTCCACCACCAGATCTAGTTCTTATAACATTAGATGAAATTCCAATGTTATCAACATTGAATCCACCAAACATTTCAACTTGCGTATTATAAACCCATGTTGCACCAGTAACCTGAANTTTGTTAGTTCCATCTTCATCATATTCAATACTTGCATCTTCACTAGCACCGAATGTTAATTTAGTATCATCATCAATAATTACTTGACCTGCACCATTAGGAACAAAACGAATATCTCCATCAGTATTATTTGAATATATCGTATTTCCATCAAGTGTAAGATTATCTACTGTCCAAGTATCAACTCTTGGTAAAGTTTGAGATGCATATGCTGCCCCCAAACCTGAAGAACCACCACCTGGATGACCAGTGTAACTAACATCTAAAATTGGAATAAACCCGTTCGATACACTACCAGCATGGGCATTTGAACCATCTTTAACCGCACCTGGTGTGATATTCATCATATCAGTGTAGTACTTACCACCAATTACTATCGGATCTGGATCTGGACTTGTATTGTCTCCAACAAATAATCTTCCACCCTTATTTCCTTGATTACCATTTGCAATTGTGACAGCGAGTTCACCGTAGTTTATAGTTGACGGAGCAGCGTTGCCAGTCGATCTCTTTACTCGTATTATGCTGGCCATTTAAAAACTTCCCCCATTAATGTTTAAATTTTGTGTTGCTCCTGGCGTTAATTCTGAAGTTGCTTCGAATTTACTTGTTGCTGCATTAAAAACCAACACCATTCCATCTTGCAATCCACCAGATATATCAACATCTGATAAACCACCTAAAGTTCCTCCACTACCCGATATAGTAGATATAACTTTTTTAGCATTTCTTGAACCGACTCTGACTTTAATATCAGCCATGTTAATTAACCTGTAGTGACTCCAGCAGTAACAATCGCACTTCCACTGACAATTCTTGTTTTTAAAGAACCATCATTTAACAACACATCATAACTATATCTACCTGCTTTCAAAGTAGATGTAATAGAAGATCCTAAAGATATTCTTAATTGCCCTTGTGTTCTGTTTGGAAATGACACGGTAAATGATGCCTTATCATTCAAAGAAGCAGGATGTTTTTTTAGTTTCGAAGTAGCTGAGTAACCACTTAAATCTAGTGGTGCATTTGATGAACTTTCTAGATTGAAAGTTTGGTCAAAATCAGCTCCAGCATCAATTACTATGTTACTAATATATGCTGCCATTATTTAACTAATTAGAATCTATCTTGGAATATTTATAAATCATTTATCCATAAT